GTATTAGGTTTTATTACAGGATCGGCCGGAGGTGGCGGGGGCGGTAGTCAAGCACAACAGCCGACTGCGCCAAATGTCACGTATGCCGCTAACGGAGCTTATTGGCCTGGCGGTTTTCAAGCTTTTGCCGACGGCGGCATGGTTACCCGCCCCACGCTCGGAATGATCGGCGAAGGTGGCGAATCTGAATACATCATCCCCGCCAGCAAGATGCGTGGCGCCATGAACCGCTACGCCGCCGGTGCCCGTGGATCCGCCGTGATTCCCGCAGGCGATGGCGAAGGCGGCATGGGCGGCACCGCCACATTGGCTCCGGGCGCCATTGATGTTCGCTACACGGTGGAGCGCATCAACAGCGTGGATTACGTGACCGCCGACCAGTTCCAGACTGGCTTAAAACAAGCCGCACAACAGGGTGCTGCATTGGGTGAGCGCAACACAGTGCGCCGCTTACAATACAGCCCGAGCGGTCGTAAGGGGATTGGCATCTGATGGAATTTGCCCTTGGACACTTGCTCAAAACAGGCCCAGCCGGAACCACCCGCTTTGCCTTCCAGAATTTCGCAATCAATCAAAACATCAGCTGGGATAGCGTCACCCACATTTTTCTGCCGTTTGGATTTAGCGGCGGTGTTGCCAGTTTGAAGGGCGACAACTTAGACGCAGCAGTTCGTTTGGCCAACAACCCGATTGCTCGATCTTGGGCCATTGATGCGTTTGAGCAAGTCTGGACCGCAAAGGTCAGCGTGATGCTGTTTGATCCGAGCACTTACATGCCACAGCGCGTGTTGTATGACTATTCGGGTGCTTTTAGTGTCGGCGTCTGGAATGACCAACAAATTGATTTGAGCCTTGATTCGATCTTGGACGCCGTGACCAGCGAAATCCCAGCCCGTCGGTTGCATCGGGTGCAAGTCGGAAACCTACCGTTCACCGGGCAAGTGCGTGTGTGAGCACCTGATTGGCTTGCGGTATCGCCGTGGCGCAGACGGCACCGACGGAGAAATCGACTGCATCTCACTGGTGTATCGCTGCATGGAAGGCGTCGCCCTAGAGCCGCCAGCATTCAATCCCGCTTGGTACGAAATGACGCCGCGCCAGGTTTTACGCGAATTGCAGCGTCACACTGTGCGGATTGACCGTCCGATTTATGATGGTGACATTACACTGTTCGATGGACGGTGGCCGGCTTTCGGTGTGACATGGCAGAACGGTCTCCTCTTCATCAACGACCAGCTGCAAAAGGTGGACTGGAAGCCGGTCCGAAGCCTTTTAATCCGCCGCTCCTACCGTTTGAAAAAGACTTAATCCGCACCTTAGGTTGCACGGAAGAGGAATATCTCCAGTTTGTTAGACATGCACAATTAAAAACATACATTCGTCCTGCCGAATACAATCATATACCTGATGTACGAAACGAGCCAGTCATTGCATCTATTGTTGTCAGTCTTGTTGTTGGCGCAATTTCTACGGCAGTCAGCTATTTACTAACCCCAAAACCCAAACTACAGGCGCCCACAGCAACAGGAAAAGAAGTTACATCTGTAGACCTGCCGGATCAGGTTGGCCCAAGCACATTTAATCAAACAACGGCATTTGATAGCGTCGCCGCCTTGGCTGAATATGGTCAAGTCATACCGATTCCCTTCGGCAACACTGATACAAACGGCGAAGGCGATCTGACCGGCGGCTTAATTCTTGCACCAGCACTGGTCTGGTCCCGCTGCTTCAGCTACGGCAACTACCAGCGGTTTCTCGGTCTATATGTAGCTGGCGAGTGGGGCGCTCCAACCCCCAACGTTAATGGCATGTGGATTGGCACCACTTCGTTGAGCGCCTTGGCTTCTGACGATTTTGCTGTTTTCTGGTCCTCCCGCGAAGTCAACAACCGCCTTGATCCGACCCGTCTAATTGCTGGAACAACTGGTTCACAAGCTCTGGGCAGTCCTTATTCCAGCGGCGATATTTTGCTGTGCCCGACTGCCGTTGGCGAAGAAGATACAGGTTTTTCGATGGCCTACAACCCGACAAGCAAAATTACATTTGGTGTATCAACCCCGATCACAAACGGCACTGCATTTCGTTTTAACTGGGAGATTATCAGCACACCTGGCATTGTCGATCAATCCACGGAAGCCCGCCGCCGTGCCCGTGATTTAAGACGCCGCATCTGTGGCGATGATGCTGATGGCATCCAGTACGGCAGCTTGACAGCCAGCGGGCGCGAAAAAACAGGACAGCCCGGCGTAGGACGCGGCTATGGCCGTCGCATGGGTTTTATCAGCCATAACGGCACCAGTTACTCAGATCGCACTCGCGTCGACATCACAATTGGTGACACTGCTGTGTTTTTCATTGATGGTGGTAACTGGACCGAATTTGCCACAACAGACTTTGTGGGCGGCACAATCCGTCTAGACGATCTAAACGGCAGCGCAGATTCATGGCGCCAACGTGCAGATCAACTGCTCAGCATTGGCTCCAAATGGCTGATTGGCACAGCAATCTGGAAAGTCACTGGCCGTGATTCCGGCATTTGGCAACCCGGAAAAGGTATGTCATACACGTTTGAGTGCGTCGAAATTCTTGGTCCCAGACAGCTTGGCATTGCTGGCACACGTGCCGTACAAGAACCGCTTGCCGGATATGAAGGCGAAGATTTCAACGAAACCAAGCATTGCGGCCCGGCTTTCTGGAATGTCTGCCGTTTTGACGATGCTGTAGTGCGTAATGTCCGCGCTGCTGACGTAACTGAAATCGGCATCCGCAGCCAAGTATGGAACCGTGCTGCTGGCCTTTGCAATTTCAACGCAATTCCATCTCCGGTACAGCTACAGAACTACGACGACAGCAATACCAGCCTTAATTCCCCTCGGATGGATCGGTATTTCACGCGGACAGCGTGCTTCTCGATCTGGGTACGCCCGATTGCGGCTGTTGATGCTGGTGGCACAGTACCGGCGTGGAGTCGTATCCCGCAAGTTTTCTGCGTTACAGGGTCCGCCCCGATTGATCAATACAACTTCATACGCCTTCGCCCCCGCAATTTAGGGCGTTACGAATATCGTTTTGTACCTCGTAGTGGCACAGATATTGCCGTATTTGCAGAGTCTAGCCGTACCTTCTGGCGCTTAAATTCTCAAACTGGTCAAGTCTACGGGCAAGATTATTCAACTGATTACGGTGACTTTCGCGTGACGATGACAGGGGAATTGGTCGGCCCCGAAAGCGTCATTCTTAACTCAGAACTTACCTCGGCGCCAAACATTACCACTAGAGATGCGCTGAGCACCACACCATCTGCCGCGTCGGCATTACAGATTAACACCAACACATCAACTAATGACATGGCCTTGCAGGCATGGACAGGGCAAGTGCTTGGCAATGCTTGGAGCTTTCCGAATCAGACGCGAAGCAACACATTTGCCATGAGCCGTGCCGGTGGCGCTCAAACATTAACACTACGAGTAACGGCAGATTCAATTGTTCAGTCTGGCGCGTTGTATCAACAAATTACAGGGTCAACGTTTTCGTGGCAAAATCACAGCTATGAAGTTGTTTCAGCCACAGGCGTTTGGGAAGTCAACAACACAATAAACAGCGAAATTAACCTGCCGGCAAATAATGTATTCCGGGAAGAACATGGGTACTCGATTATTTATCATCAGTTTCAGATAACTGAGCTGGGTGAAGTCGATGGCAATTTTAACCCTGGTACGGGTGATCGAATCTTTGAAGAAGCCAGCCAAGTTTCTGACTGCAGCCATTACCTGGAATTGCAGAAATCTAATGAATCAGCCCCAGAGCACACGATTGTCTATGTGAATGAGTGCGTAGCCAACGAAATCCGCCCCAATTACGACGGCATGAGCACGATGGCGCTGTCCGTCAAGTCCAGCAACAACATCAACTCCGTGGATCAACCACGACTGTGGGTGCCGTCTGGTATTTCCGTGACTCGTTTGGTTGATGGCGGCAGCGGTCCCAGCAATCTATTCACTGACCTTGTTTATTATCTACTTACCTCCAAAGACCAAGGCGCTGGCAGCACGGTCCCAACTGAGTTGATCGACACCACATCACTGACTGCAACCGGCAAATTTTTACGTGCCAACAATTTGTTCTTCGATACGGTTCTAGAAAAAGCCTCAAATTTGCGGGAATACATCTACAGCATCGCGCCACTGTTGCTCTGCAACTTCACGATTAAAAATGGGCTCTTCGGCATGATGCCCGCCCTGCCTGTTGATGCCAACGACGAGATCAGCACCGGCGCAATCGACATTGAACAGATTTTTACTGCTGGCAACATCCTTGAAGGCAGCTTGCGGGTGGAATACATACCGGCAAGCCAGCGTAAAAACTTCCGCGCTGTTGTCAGCTACCGCACCAATGTGCCCAATGAACTGCCGTCACAATCTGCCGTGTTGGTGGAGTGGGCAGACATTGCAACAGAGTCGCTGCCAGAAGAAACGATTGACCTGACCAGTTTCTGCACCAGCAGTGAGCAGGCATTGATTACGGCGCGTTTTGCATTAAGTGCCCGCCGTCGCGTCGATCACACGGTCAGCTTTAAGACCACGCCAGACGGCATCGCGGTCGGTCCCGGCTCTTATATCCGCGTCATCACAGAAGCCAGCACCTATAGCGCCGCCAACAACGGCATCATCAGCGACGCTGGCACGTTGACCACGGTTAGCGAAGTACCTGACGGCACTTACGAAGCCATCATTTACCTGGCTGCCACCAGCGAAATCATCGAGCGATCCATCACCATTTCGGGTGGCGCCATCACCGACTCCTCCCTCTACAACAGTATCTTTACGCTGCTGGAACCCAAGACCTCGCAAAGCGTTTATCAGATTGAGCAGTTGTCGATTGATGAAGACGGCTTGGTGGATGTTGCCGCTGTGTATGTACCGACCGACGCGAATCTGTCCAGTATTGTGGCCATAGACGTGATGACACCGGCGCTGTTCCGCGTTTCCGAATAATGGCGTTCCCAACACTCAAGCCCACGTCGCGCTCATTTGATCCGGGCAACTGGCCCATCAAGACTTTTCGATCTCAATCCGGCGCCGAAGTTCGCATCCTGTACGGCAGCGCCAGGGTTGATCTTCAGCTGGAACTGAGTTACGACAACATCACCGACAGCCAAGCCGAAGAATTTCTGACGCATTTTGACGAAACACTTGGCACATTCCGCACTTTCCAAGTGCCCAGTGCTGTGCGTACCGGCTGGGGTGGAACGGCTGACAGCCTTGACGTGTCTGGCTCACAGGCATGGCGTTACAGCGATTCGCCCAAAGTGACTGCTATTCGTCCAGGTGTTAGCAGCGTCCAAGTAAAGCTCGTGGGTGTTCTCTAAACTAAAGTCATGGCCAAGATTTTTACTGGACGCGACGGACGCCTGCTACTTGGCTCCGACACCTTGGTCAAGGTGACCAACTGGACGCTCCAAGCCGACTTGGAGACATTGGAGTCAACCACGCTTGGTGACGCACAACGCAGTTACGTGCCCGGCGTGCAAAGTTTCAGCGGCAGTGCCGCACTGTTGTACTACATCGACACGGACGAAACGAACGACGCCAGCACGCTACTCCGCAAACTGGTCAAAACATCTGGCGTTTCTAGTAGCGATACGGTGACCTTAACCTTACGTTTGGCTGGTGACCTGAGCAATAGCGACGTAACACTGACGGCGTATATCACCAGCGCCTCGATTGGTGCATCTGTGGGCGAGATTGTGTCCGCGCAAATCAGCTTCCAAGGCACTGGCGCATTGACCACCGCGACCTTGTAATGAGCGTCTATCTCGGCAGTTACGGATTGGTCGAACTGCGGCGTAGCTCAGAGCTTGCCGAGAAAACATCCATCGTCAATCCTGGCGACGTTAATACCACCCGCCGTCGTTTTAGTTTTGACTTTGATACCGGATTTTTACATAGCGGCGACCAAATTGAAATCCGTAGCACCGACGGCGCCAACCTCGCGTTCGTTGATGCAAGCGGCTGGGTCGTCAACGCTGTCCAAAGCGCCGGCCATTGGTACATCAATGTTGATGAACTCGGCGGAATCCGCCTGTACGACACGTTTGACAAGGCGATTGAAGGTTTGGAAAATCAGGCGATTGTGCTGACTTCGATTGCAACTGATATTCCGATTGCCATCCGCATTGTCAACATCATTCCGCGCATCTTGGCGCAATGCACGTACTTCGAGCTGAACACCACCCGCGAGGCCGTTGATACCACTGCATTAGGCGACGAGTTCCGTTCGCAGTATTCCAGTCTGATTAGCGGCAGCGGTAATTTTCGTGCTTACTGGGAATACCTACCTTCCTATGCCAAGCAATCCACCGCCGAAACCGCAAATTATTTACTGCAACTGGCAATCCGCACAGAAGTAGGCAGCAAATTCGGCGCCAAGTTTTATCTCAAGGTGGGTGGCACTGATGGCACAAAAACAACGATTGACGACGAAATCTGGTATGAAATTGATGGCGTAGTAACTCAAGCGGGCGTTAATTTTTCACCCGATAATGCCGTTGAAATTACCGCAGATTTTGTAACCACAGGTCCCATCAAACTGCTAGCCAAAACCATCCCATCCGATAAGGTTTTACAGGAAAACACCGACGACATTCGCCTGGAGCAGGATTCATCCGCGTCTCTGCTGCAAGAAGACATTACGTGAGGCGGCTAAGCTAGGTGGTAACAATGCCCTGTCGGATCAGGCGGTATGGCTGACCTTCGGATTAGCGAACTTACAGCCCTAGCTGGGGCGAACCTAGCCAGTGGCGACCTGCTGCCGATCGTCGATATTTCGGCCAGCGAGACCAAGAAAATCACGGTCGTGGATTTGGTGGGCAATGCCACCACGCTGATTGCCGACGCCACCATCCCAGGCGCAAAAATCCTGTTCGGGGCAGGCAGCATTGCGGCTAATGCCATTGAAGTCAACGGGCTTACAAGTTCCAACCTCGCCACGGGCGCCGTCACCGCCGCAAAACTTGCCAACGAATCAACTGTTGACCTTGTGACCACCCTGCCCGCCTCGGGTGCGTTTGTCGGTCAACTGGCGCTAGATACTGACGACAATAAGGTTTATTGCTGGAACGGCAGCAGCTGGCTCAGTTTTAAGGCTGCCGGCTCTGTCAACACCATCGTTGGCGACACCAGCGGCATCGTCAATCTGAGCATTGCCACCAGCGGCGATCAGGTCACGATCACCACCAGCCTGGATAACACCACCGGCGCCGCCGAGTTTTTGGCAGGTCCAACCAACGCAGGTGGTGCCGTTACATACCGTCCGATTGTCGGAGGCGACCTGCCCACAGCAACCACCTCAACAAAAGGTGCAGTGCAGGTCAATGGCAATGGCCTGACCTTGGCGGGCAACACGCTGTCCATCGACAACACCGTCACCGCCAACACTGCCGCTTACCACCTCACTCAATACACCGCAAAAGGTTTAGTTACAGACGGTCGTGCAATTACTGGAGCGGATCTGCCGATTGCTACCAGCTCCACGGTTGGCGTCATCAAACCAGATAGCGACCTGACTGTTAGCGGGTTGGGTGTCTTGTCGCACACCAATGCGGTTGCCGCCGGCACAGCCACCAAAGTCACATTTGACGCCCAAGGGCACATCACTGCTGGCACCAGCCTTGTCGCCAACGACATCCCAGAACTGCCCGCCAGCAAGATCACCAGCGGCACACTGGCTGTTTCGCTTTTAGGCACCAACTCGATCACTGGCGCCAAACTGTCCAACAGTTCAACCGTTCAATTCGGTGGTGCCGGCTCCACATCCGGTGTCGTTACCTTCCCAGCCGCCGAGTTTAAGGGCCAGTATTTCTGGGATGAACTGAACGGTGACCTGTATCTGTGGTCGGGTTCGTCTTGGCTGCCGGTCACAATCACGTCAGGCGAATTGGTTTTCTCTGGCACCTATAACGCCAGCACCAACCTTGTTGCCTCGGTCACCAGTGCCGGTTCTGCTGCTGGTTACACCGTGGGTGCTGCACTGCCCGCCGCCAATGATACCAATAACCGCCATTACTTAGTGGTCAGCGTTGCTGGCACTGGCACGGGTAACGCCCCTAACGAGGCACTGGCGCCCCCGGACATGATCCTGTCCAACGGTGCCACCTATGACCTGATTGACGTTTCGGGCGCCATCGCTGGTCAAACCGCCACCAATATCAGCTTTACGCCTTACGGCAGCATTGCCGCCACCAACGTCCAAACAGCACTGCAGGAGCTGGACGACGAGAAACTACCAAAAGCAGGCGGCACGGTTACTGGTGAACTGCTGATCGGCACCGCTGGATCGCTTGTCTTTGAGGGCAGCACAGCTAACGCCTACGAAACAACGCTTGCCGTCACCGACCCAACGGCTGATCGGACCGTAACTTTTGCGGATGTTTCGGGCACGGTCATCACGACAGGCGATACTGCCACGGTCACCAGCACCATGTTGGCTGGCAGCATCGCTGATTCCAAACTCGACACGATCAGCACCGCCAACAAAGTCAGCCTTGCTGCACTGGATATTGATGGCGGCACCGATATTGGCGCTGCCCTAGCCGATGCTGATCTATTCATCGTTGACGATGGTGGCGCTGGCACAAACCGCAAGACAGCAGTTAGTCGGATCACGGACTACACCTTCGGCAAGGTTTCAGGCGACATCACAATCGCCAGCGACGGCACGGCATCCATTGGCAGCGCCGTCATCGTTAACGCCGACATTAGCGCCAGTGCCGAAATCGCCGTTAGCAAGCTGGCTGATGGCGCGGCATATCAACTGCTACAAACCGACGCTGCCGGAACAGGCGTTGAATGGACCAATAACGTAGACATTCCTGGCACGCTCGACGTAACAGGTGCAGCGGTCTTTGATTCGACCGTGGGCATTGTTGGTGCGGTCACGATCAATGACGCTGGCGCTGACGTTGATGTACGAATGGAGGGTGACACCAACACCCACCTATTCTTCTTGGATGCCAGCACTGACCGCATCGGCATCAACCAATCAACACCGGCCACCAAGCTGGATGTTAGTGGTTCCTACGCAGGCAACGCCACAGCCGTCAGCGCACTGGACATTGATTGTAGCGCCGGCAACTACTTCACCAAAACAATCAATGGTGCCTCGACCTTTACGGTCAGCAATGTGCCTGCCAGCCGCAATTATGCCTTTACGCTTGAGCTGGAGCATACCAGTGGCGCGATTACATGGTTCAGCACCGCTGAATGGCCTGGTGGTACAGCCCCAACGCTGACAACAGGTAAAACGCACTTGTTTATTTTCCAAACCGATAATGGTGGCACCCGCTGGCGTGCTTCCAGTCTGATTAACTACACCACCTGATAAACGCATGGATCCCAATACCCAAGCACTGCTGATGGGCGCCGCTGGAGCAGGTGGTGCGGCTGAAGCGCCTTACGTGGAGGATGTGTTTAGCACTTGGCTATATAACGGTACTAGCAGTAATCAAACAATTACAAATGGCATCGATTTAAGCACTAAGGGGGGAATGGTTTGGATTAAAAGACGAGATGGAGCATTTGACCACAACATTTTTGATACCGCAAGAGGAACCGATAAGTGGTTGATTAGTAACTCTAATGCCGGTCAAGCGACAGGCAGCAATACAACACTTACAGCATTTAATACAACAGGATTTAGCCTTGGCACTGACGGCATTGGTAGCGTTAATACTAACAATGCAATCCATGCCTCCTGGACCTTTCGCAAGGCCGCAAAGTTTTTTGACGTAGTTACATATACCGGCAACGGCATTAACCGTACAATCTCGCACAGTCTTGGCAGTGTACCTGGGTGCATCATTGTTAAACGCACCAATACCGCAGGTTTTGATTGGGGTGTTTATCACCGCAGTCTAGGTGCGACAAAGGGCATGTTCTTAAATCTAAATGATTCTGCCTATACAGTCGGAGCAAATGAATGGTGGAACGCAACAGAGCCGACTAGCTCAGTTTTTAGTGTAGGCGGAACATCTTTTAACAGTAGTGGCGCTACTTATGTTGCTTACCTGTTCGCGCACGAAACAACCGCTAGCGATGTTATTCAGTGTGGTAGCTTCGTTGGCGGAGCCGGGGGTCAAATCAATCTTGGATGGGAGCCGCAATGGCTACTTCTTAAAAATACAACTAGCGCCGCATCTTGGGATATTCTTGATAACATGCGGGGCATTATTCCGGGAAACGATTCTTATTTAAGAGCTAATCTTGCCTCCAGTGAAGGTAATGGCGACATCGTTGATTTGACAGCAACAGGGTTTATCAATCGCGGTTACGGCAATGCAGCTCATACCATTGCCTATATCGCTATCCGACGCGGGCCGATGCGAACGCCCACGGATGCCACCAAGGTCTTCCAACCCAAGGTTTATACCGGCACCAACGTCGATAACCGTCTTGTTACCACGGACATCGTGACCGACATGGCGTGGATTCGGCAACGGAATGACACAGTGCTTGCCGGCATGGTAGTGGGGGATCGGATGCATGGTCAGCCGTATCGGCTGACTGGCAGCTTGTCAGGTGAGGTTAATGATGCCGACAGCTTTGATGCCCAGCTTGTCAGCGGTGTTGAATACGGCACTGCCTGGTCATCAATGACCGGCTTTTGGGTTGGTAATGATCTAACCAGCAAGCTCAATGTCAGCACCACAAGCAATAACCATGTCGTCGAAACCTTCAAGCGTGCGCCCGGATTCTTTGATGTTGTTGGATATACAGGTACATCCGTAGCACGCACAATAAGTCACAATTTAGGCGTGGCACCAGAAATGATTATTGTTTTTGGGCGTGACGGTGGAATGAGCTACATTCCCGTTTATCATTCCGGCTTAAATAATGGAACAACACCTCAGAACTACCGTATTCAACTTAATGCAGTTAATGTTGAATCAAGCGATGGCCGTTGGAATAGTACAGCGCCAACATCATCCGTTTTTTCTGTTGATAATGACGGTAATGTTAATGGTAGTGGAGGCACTTACATTGCTTATCTTTTTGCTTCCTGTACCGGCATCAGCAAAGTCGGCAGCTACACAGGCACAGGCGCCACTAAGCAAATTGACTGCGGCTTCACAGCTGGTGCCCGCTTTGTACTGATCAAGCGCACAAATGGCACCGGAAGCTGGTATGTCTGGGACACTGCACGCAACATTATCAGTGGTAACGATCCCTACCTGCTGCTCAACTCCACCGCCGCAGAAGTCACCAATACCGACTACATCGACCCGCTGAACTCTGGCTTTGAGATCAGCTCCACCGCTCCCGCTGACATCAACGCGAATGGTGGTTCATTCATCTTTTTGGCGATAGCCTGAACCCATGGAACTCCGTAACCGCATCACTGGCGCCGTTGTCACCGAACAGGAGTTTCGGCACTCCTTCCCGAACACCTCCTTCCCGGATGTGCTGACGCCTCAAGTCATCGATGACTTCGGCTATGACCCCGTGCTGGAAGGTCCGCAGCCCACGTTGATCCCGCCCTACCAATACGCCCAACGCGATGGCGTAGTGGAAATCAAGGGGCAGTGGTTCACGCACTACATCGCCGTCACACCTAGCGACGAGCAAAAGGCAAAAATGGACGCCGCGCAAGGCGATGCTGTCCGCGCCACTCGCAACAAACTATTGGCCGACTGCGATTGGACACAACTGCCTGATGCCCCAGTTGACCATGCAGTTTGGGCAACTTATCGCCAGGCTCTGCGGGATGTAACCAAGCAATCCGGCTTTCCCTGGAACATCACATGGCCACAGCCGCCCTCATCATGAGCCTCAGTTTTCCGCTACTGATGGACTACAACTTGTTTGCAATCAACCCGCGTGAAGACTGATGGCGGTTAAAAGCAAGACCGCCTTAGGTCGCATTGAGTTCAAACCCGGCAAACCCAAGCGCACCCGTCAAGGGCAGGGGCAACATTCCCTGCCTAGCCACGGACGCAAGAAGATGCGCGGTCAGGGCAAAGGCTAATGCTTGGCACCATTGCCATAATGAGAGCGAAGCCAGAGCCTAGTCGTGGTTGAAATCCTAGCCGCCATCACGGGTGCCTCAATCAGTGTGGCGGCGTATGCGTTCACCGGCATCGCACGGCGCAATGT